TGCATTTGGAACGAACATTTCTGGACCACGCTCTCCAACCATGTAGCTTTTTCCTGCACTAACAGGACCACCATTTGCTCTGAAAAACTGTCCAATTCCAGGAAGCCCACCAAGAAAAGCATTTACACCAAAAGATATAAGTGATCTTTGAATTTGTGTAAATACACTACGGGCAACATCACCAAGAGTTCTTGTACCGTTTATCGCACCTTCTATCGCATCAACTAAACCTGTCTCTACTGTTGAAGTAATACTTGAATATAATTCATTTAATTTTTATAAGATTCTCAAGTTGTTTCACTTGTTCTGGTGTTAAATCTTTAACAGCAATTCCCATTTCTTTTGCTGTTGCAAGTTTTAATTTTTCAATTTCTGCTCCTTGTTGACCTAATAAAAGTTGATTCTGTAAGAAAATATTTTGATCTTCTATACTTTTTGTTGCAGATTCAAACTGTTGATCTCGGAACTTACCAAGTTCAATTTCTTTTCCTCTTTTCGCTAATATTTCTTCTAATGCTAATATTTCAGATTTTAATTGATTTATTCTAGCACTTCTATCTTTAACCTCTTTTCTTCCCAAACCACTAGCTGATGTGCCTTCCAATGTTGCAAGCTCACTCCTCAAATCTGCAAGCTGTGTATCTCCCGTTAAATTTGCAAGTCTTCTATTTTCTGCTCTTTGTGCATCAACCAAGAACATTGACATAATTGGAGCGATAGCTGCTTGTATTCTTGTCATTGCTTTTTTGAATTGATTTCCAGCTAAACGACTAGCTTCTGCAAACTCTGTTAAATTTTTAACTCCTTGCTCTCCTATAGCTTGATTCATTTCCTCAGTAACCATCGCTAATGCAACATGAGCACCATGCGTTTTTTCTATTAATAAAAGTCTTTTTTCTTCTACAGAACCAGCTAAACCTAAAGCACCAGTAACAGCTTGAACATTAGGATTTAATTCATCAAATGCTCTACCAAGCTCTGACATATTTTGTGCAAGAGTTGTTAACTGTTGAAGAACAGCAGTAGCAACAAGACCCCCTGCAAAACCTCCCATTTGTCCACCAATTTTAGTTCCTGCAAAACCACCAGCAAAACCAAAGGCACCTCCAAGTGGTCCTTGTCCAAAAAGCAATGGAAACGCACCAGAAATAAGTCCGCTTGTTAATGCTGCTTTATTGCTTTTATTGTTAAATTTATCAAGTTTATTTCCTTGAGCTTGTGCTTTATTATTTTGATTTTGTGCTTGTGTATTCTTTATGAGTTGATCTGTTTCCCTACCTATTGCTGTTGCTTGTTTAGTTGATGCTGCTAATGCTTCTTTGTGTGCTTTTGTTCCGATTGTTAAACTATTTGCGTATTCTTCTAAAGCGTCTGCTGCTGCCATTTGTTGATTAGCAGTTTTACCAAAAGCACCTTTAGATTTATTAACAGCTTTGACAAGATCGTCCATGTCTTGTCTGTATTTTTTTAATTCATTACGAGCACCTTTTCCTCCTGCACCCCCTGTATTCCGAGGATTCATTATGTCTATCTGACGAATATTATCTACACTTTTTACTAATTCTTTTACTTTCGTATTTAATCTATCAAGACCAGACTGCCCTTTTACTCTTAAATTTATATTTACTCCGTATTCGGCCACAGCAAAAATAAAACTTTATTTTAGTGTACCGCTTTTAGCGTTTTCTTGCTCGTGATTTATTCTTTGCATCTTCATAGGCTTTATCT